GGTTTCTATGTTGAACAAAGTGTATCACATCTATTCAGGTGACAAGTGTCTACATCACAATCTGAACGAGGATAGTTTCAACGGTCTATGGGAGTATTACTTTATGGAAGGAGTGAAGTGTACCTATGAAGTGTGTGACACTAAGGTATTGGAGGAGTCTAGTTACTAATGAAGATGAGTACACAAAATATGAGTGCAGGAGGTGAAGGTCTCTCATTCGTAAAGAAGAACACTGGAGGGGATCCTGGACCCCTTCCAGTCCGTCCTAACAATGTATTCACACCCAAGGAAAGAGAAGAACTAAAAGAAATCTTTCATGAAGTTCTATCTTAATATGGACTTGTGAAACGGATTGACTAACAACTAAATATCGTATACAATAATGAATGAAATGGAGTGATTAATTAACTCATGGCCAAAGGATTTACAGTAAAAGCAGCAAAGCCCAATACTACTAAGAAAGCTAGTTCAGAACCTGAATGGGATATTGACGCAATCAAAGAACGAATGCGTGGTAAGACAATTGTCTTCTGTCTTCCAGGTCGTGGATGTTCATTCACTTTCCTGAAGAACTTTGTACAATTGTGTTTTGATATGGTTCAAAACCAAATGAGTATTCAGATCTCACAAGACTATAGTTCCATGGTGAACTTTGCTCGTTGTAAGTGTCTGGGTGCTAATGTACTTCGTGGACCAGATCAGATTCCCTGGGATGGTAAACTAGAGTATGATTATCAGTTGTGGATTGATAGTGATATTGTCTTCAATACAGAGAAGTTCTGGCAACTCTGTGATATGGCAATCACAGCTGAAGGTGAAGAGAAACAAATTGTCAGTGGTTGGTATGCTACTGAAGATGGACGTACTACATCAGTTGCTCACTGGTTGGATGAAGATGACTTCCGTAATAACGGTGGTGTCATGAATCATGAGATGGTTGATGGTATTCAGAAACGTAAGAAGCCTTTCACTGTTGATTATGCAGGGTTTGGTTGGTTGATGATTAAGAAGGGTGTATTCGAACATCCTGAGATTAAGTATCCATGGTTCGCTCCTAAGATGCAAGTCTTTGAATCTGGAGCAGTACAAGATATGTGTGGTGAAGATGTATCCTTCTGTTTGGATGCTATCGAAGCTGGTATTGATATCTGGTGTGATCCTCGTATCCGTGTTGGACATGAGAAGATGAGAGTCATTTGATAAACTGTCACAGAGGGTCCTAGGATCCTCTCTAACCCCTTTATAATATACAAGTAGACACAACACACTATGGCAAAGTTCAAACGTTCATTGATGGGTGGAACCTTCATTGAAACCAAGCCCAAGAAAACACGACAGGGTTCAGGACAACATACCAAGTACGCAGCTAGTTCTAGTAATAGTAAACCCAAACGTTACCGAGGACAAGGACGTTAATATTAAAGACCCTACATACTAGGGTCTTTTTTATTGCGTATGGCTTCTTTGATTTGTAATCTTCCTGCAGTAGAAGTGTGGGTAAGAAAAGAATATCTAACGGATCATCAATCTGGTCACGGAGAGTTCGTAAAGGGTGTCTGGGTGTCTTGTAAGAGTATGCCAGGACGTGCATTCTACTTTGAGACATATCTCCCAGAGTATGCAGCAATGTATGATAAACTTCCTATCAGTGCGTTTGTATCAGAACCGGAAACACCTACTCCAGATATGAATCTACCTAACTTACAGTTCTGGAACTGTATGGATTATGGTGTAGTAAGTATTGCAAAACAGTTCATTGGATCGATGGATTTTGAACTATATACAAGAGATCATGATATCATGAAGGGTACTTACATCTGTACCATTGACAACTATCATGCAGATCCAGATGTGATTGATTATGCAACATCTGAGAATCCTGCAGAACATAAGTCTCATAATCTGATTGAGTTGGATAATGGTCAGTTTGCCTTGTATCCAAACAATCGTATGAGAATCTTTGATAATAGTCTTACACCTGTAGATCCTAAGATGCCTGACTTTAAGGTATCAACTGAATACTATTCTGTAGAGAATGGATTCGAACGATTGGGTATGGGGCGTGAAGATGAGTACTTTTGGAAAACCGCTAAGGAGAGAGAAAATGAGCAACCAGGAATTCCTAAGGGAGATTGCGAATGATGAGAAAAATCCTCGACAAATGAAAAAGGTGAATACAGATGGACTCTTTGAAACAACTGATTGTTCTGACCCTGATCATATCTGTACTTGTAGTTCTGAACAGGTAACACTAACTGAGGATTAGTGTTCTAAATAAGGTAGATTTGTTGTATCAAATACGTGCCTGCTGAAAGAATTAGCAAAGGGTTTAAGGACATCAGTGCAGTCTTTGAAGTTAATCCGTTAAACGATGACTTGATTGTATTGAGAAACTCTAATGCCATTGCTCGTTCTATTCGTAATATAATTTTTACTTCTCGTGGTGATAAACCTTTCAATCCATTCTTTGGATCTAGGGTGTCTGAGTTGTTATTCGATCCTATGGATCAAATTACTACACTAGCAATTAAAACAGAAATTGAAGAGACTATCAAAAACTTCGAACCCAGGGTAGATCTGAAAGAAGTTCAAGTTGATCCTTCATATGATGATAATGAATATAGTGTAGTCATTAACTATGAGATCATAGGTATTGACGTTGAACCACAACAACTCACATTCGCCTTAGAGCTTACCAGATAAATGCCTCTAGTAAATTTTAGTAATCTAGATTTCGATCAGATCAAGGCATCCATTCAAGATTATCTTCGTGCAAATTCAAACTTCACGGATTATGACTTCGAAGGATCGAACCTATCTACGATAATCGATACTCTAGCATATAACACCTATATTACTTCATACAACGCCAACATGGTGACGAATGAAGTATTCATTGATAGTGCAACATTGAGAGAAAATGTTGTATCACTATCTCGAAACGTTGGATATCTTCCAAGGTCGCGAAAAGCATCTGTAGCTAATATTTCTTTCTTAGTAGATGTATCTAATACTACAGCAACATCTGTTACTTTAAAATCTGGTATTGTATCTATTGGTGGATCTAAATCCAATAAAAATAACTCAATTACATTTTCAATTTCAAGTGATGTAACTGTTCCAGTCGATTCTGATGGAATTGCAAACTTTACCAATATTGATATATTTCAAGGTACATACTTAAAACAAACTTATACAGTATCTTCACGTAATAAGACACAGAAGTTTATTTTACCTAATGATGGAATTGATACTTCTTTAATTCGTGTAAGTGTAAGAGAATCAGAGTCCTCAACTGTCACTAGAACTTTTAAACAGTTTGATAGTTTGTTTGAAGTAGGACCATCTTCACCCATATACTTCCTTCAAGAGATTGAATCTGAAAGATATGAAGTGATGTTTGGTGATGGAACATTTGGCGTGGAATTGCAAGAACCAAATTATATTGAAATCAATTACATTAAGTGTAATGGTGATAGTGGCAATGGCATATCCTTAATGAGGTACGCAGGAACACTTAGAGATAATAACAATAATGCAATCACAAGTGGTGTATCATTAATTACTGTTAACGAACCATCTTATGGTGGTAGTAGTATTGAAAGTGTAGAATCAATTAAGAAGTATTCCACACAAATCTATTCATCACAGAATCGTGCAGTTACTGCTGGTGACTTTGAGGCAATTGTTCCTACCATCTATCCTGAGACTGAATCTGTTTCTGCTTTTGGTGGAGAAGAACTTACACCTCCACAATATGGTAAGGTATTTGTAAGCATCAAACCAGCTAATGGTGTATTCCTTTCAAGTACAATTAAAGAAAATATTAAGAGACAAATCAATAAGTATTCTGTAGCAGGTATTGTTACTGAGATTATTGATCTTAAATATCTGTATGTTGAAACAAACTCAAATGTTTATTACAACTCAAATAGAGCACCCAACTCTAGTTTTGTTTCAAGTCTAGTAACACAAAACTCCAATATATACGCTAATTCTACTGAGTTAAATAAGTTTGGGGCAAGGTTTAAGTATAGTAAATTTCAAAAAATCATTGACGAAAGTCATGAATCTATTACTTCCAATATCACAACTGTAGATATTAGAAGAGATCTTCAGGCTACAATGAATGTATTTACTGAATATGAAATTTGTTTTGGTAATCGTTTTCAGATTCTGAATCATGGACACGGTACACACAACGGATCTATTGGATATAATATTCGTTCCTCAGGATTTAAAATTAGTGGTATATCCGATACTGTGTATCTTGGAGACAACCCCGATTTTGATTTGAAAACAGGAACTGTCTTCTTGTTTAAACTCAACTCTCCTACTGAACCAGTGGTCTTAAGAAGATCTATTGGAACTATTGATTACTTGAAGGGTGAGATTAAGCTCAACCCAATCAATATTATTTCTACTGATGTATATCGTGGAACTAACCTGGTTGAGATCTCAGCAACACCTTATTCAAATGATGTTATTGGATTACAAGATCTGTATCTTCAATTAGACCCCTTCAATATGAAGGTAAATATGGTAACAGATAGAATTGCAACAGGAAGTGATGTTTCTGGAACAAACTATCTCGTATCTTCAAGTTATGCAAATCACTTGGTAAGAAGTACTCCAATAGTTTCTTCTTCTTCTACATCTACTGATTC